TCATGTACCACTCAGAATCAGTACTAGCATTTTGATCACATCGTCCAGTACTACAGGCGGCAGGTACACACCGAACACCACCAATACCACCGGAATGATCACGTAGTTGTACACAATCAAAAAAACGAACACATACGCGATGTAACGCTTCCAGGACGTGTCGTTAGGCTTAACCGTACTCTGCCTCTTGCCTGTAACGATCTCCTTGCTATGGGCTTCCTGTGAAGGGGTAGCATTGCCCATCATTTTACTGATCAACCCCTTGATTAACTCAATCATGTTAAGTCCTCTAATAACTCTCGAATCTTCTGCATGTGGTCCTTATCCATACCCGCCGTGAATTTGAATTTCGCCATTAATGCTTTATTCAAACTGCCCCACTGTGAACACAGCATACAAATAATTGCTGATTCACAATGCAATGCTTCGGCGTATGTTGGGAAACAGGCCAGGATGCTCTTTTTATACGGCTCACCTGCTTCGATCATTTCATTCACTGATTTACTGGAACTGGTGTAATCGTTCCAGTTCGATTGTTTACTCTCCGGCTTAATCTCTGAGATATTTTTAATCGATTTCCATACTCGTTTCTGACCGATATAGAATTCACCACTGTTCGGAAACTGGATTATATATACGAAACATGCCGTTTCTTCTGGGATGAAATCTTCATCTCTGTACCACATTGCCCATTTCATTTCTTGTTCTTCATTTGACGCCATTTTTATCACTCCTTGATAAATACATTCATACACATATTTATGAGGAAACATCAAAATGAGCATCGAAACAGACGTAATCGAGTTACTGAAAAAACTTGAGGGCACTAAACAATACCAGACCAAAATGAAGTATTTCAGAAATGGCCTTTTCCATATCTATAAAGATTCTGAAGGTTTTGAAACTATCGGGTACGGTCATCTTGTTAAGGCTAGTGAACGTAGTAAATTCGTGAACGGAATTACAGAACAGCAAGCCGATCAATTACTGCTGGTCGATTACCAGAAGGCTAAACGTGATGCTGATTCATTCAATCTGGATTTACCAGAACGCTGGAATGCATTAGTTTCAATTCTCGTATTCCAGTTGGGTAAAGCTGGGTATTCAAAGTTCATCAAACATATTGCAGCACTGAAGAACCGCAATTATGCTACTGCCATTGCAGAACTAAAAAACAGCAAATTATACCAACAGACCCCGAACCGTATTGATCAAATGCTGTACTGGGTTACAAACCAATAAAAGAACAGTCAGAAAGACAAAAGGCCAGCTATTATGCTGGCCTTTGTTGTTTTTCATGCTGCAATTCTAAAATGGTCAATACGCGTGAGAGTTTCACATCAATTTCGTTGATCTTCATCTGAACATTTTTCAGTTCAGACTCTAATACAACCTGTTCATTTTCAATTTTGTCTAGCCGTTGTTTCAGTAACTTCTGTTCAGATTGCAAGTCACCTATGCGACGTTCCAGAGCCTCAGTATCTTGTTTAAACTCACGATATCGTGAAAATGCAAAACCCAGTACTGCCACGGTTGCACTTACACCCGCGATCAATGTTCCTGTAATCATACGCAAATTCCGAGAAACAGACTCAGCGTAACGATTGTCCATAATGGCAGGCCAACAGTATGCAGTGCAGCCAGTCCTACTACGGCTGCTGCATAAATGCCAAACTTGATTATTTTTTCTTTATTCATATTACTATCCTCTCTCATGTGTACTGAGAGTATTTATTATTTTTACTCTAAAAACGCCTGTTTTAACTGCACCAGGTAGTACTGAATATTCAGACCTTTAACGAATAACTTGTATATATCGATTACCTGCACCTCGTATACATCATCGTAATATTGCCAGTTCACGATATCACCACGATTCAGTACTGGCATCTTGTCATCCATGAAAGCAATGTTCATGAAGTCATGCCCCATGACATCTACTCCATAATCTTTGAAATACTTAGAATCGATGAATGCCTGATTGAATGGAATATTACACATCAATACTTTATGATCGTCTAATGTGATGTTCTCTGTAACTTCTTCGCTGAAATGCTTTTGCATTAGTTTCTCCTGAATATGAATGTTCCTTTCATATTATTTATCACTAATCTCGCTTTATGTTCGGTTTCATCAAAGAAGTCATAAATCATTTTCCTCTTTTTCTTCTCATATTTACCGATAATACGTTTACTGCGTTTTTTCTTTTTCAGACTGGTATCGACCAAGAATTTCTTGCCGTTCTGTTCAACAACTTTGTACTTCTTACCCATCTGGATATGTAGTCCTGCAATGTTGCCCTGAGCGGTCATTCTGGCATTGCTGGTAGGAATGATTTTGTTAAAAGTTGCCGGGTCATCTGTCAGTACTGAACGCAGATATGCAGCCTGTGAACCACGTACAATGATTTGGTTAGTCCTGATCCCATTACCATACTGAATGAAATTGAAGAATATCGCCCGTTTGGTGAAGTTAACCGCCCCGCCATCGACACTATTACTGATGTCATCCTGAATCTGTTTCGATAATGCACGGCAACGTTTTGTAAGTTCTGACTGAAAATCTGTGATAAACACTTTGCCCTGACTATTCAGTACTCGTACTGCATCGGCGGGAGTTGCCCCCCGCCTGAATTCTCCTGTTATCATTTTTGTTCCCTTATGCTCTACCTACAATAACCGTTAAATCAGGGCCGTTGTATGTAAGCAAACTCCCATTTGACCGTAACTGAATTGTTAGCGTTATTTGCTGCCCTGCCGGAATTGTCATTGATACAGAACCGACACTAACATCACTCTCCAGACCTCTGGCAGATATATTTGCACCGCCTAATATATTTCCATTCGCATATATACTAACAGCACGTGTATTAGTTGTTTCACGCGGAGGTGTAAATGTACCATCATAACCGCCCTTTACAGTCACAGGAATACATGGAATTGTCAGAATGCGGGCAAACTGTGATTCTGCTGGGATTGTAATACCACCCGCCCCTAATAAAAACATACGCATGATATCACCCTGAATGCTGTTGGCTTTCAGATTATCAATGGTACAGTTAACGAAAGTACCATTAGTGAATGAACCACCTGATGCATACACAGTACCTTTAAAATAACCATTCTCCGCGTAAACATCGCCTTTGAAATAACCATTATCAGCGAAAACGCTGCCACGGAAATAACCGTTGTTAAAGTAACTCGTACCGTCTTTTCGTATACACCAGCCCTGACCACCATCAGAAGGCCAGGCATCATTCCAGTTGTTCGAACTAATCTGATAACCAATTTTCGCGTTATTGATTGAACCGTCCTGAATTTTAGCATTACTTATACTTGCATCGGCAATGTGTGCCTGGCCTATACTGGCGTTAGCGATCATTGCTGAATTGATATAAACGGTATTGTTCTGTACGGCAAACGGAATTACCGGATTAGATACTGCACCCGATGTTTTAGCCGTGATAATTTTAAAATCATCAGCCACGAAATAAACCGCACTGGCTTTGGTGTTTGCATCTGCATATATACCCATACCTGCAATAGTACCGTTAGCGTTTACCTTCAATTCGTAATGGCTATTAACGGTATTTTTCAGTGCATCAATATTGGTAGTCATTGCAGTACTGACACTGCTGATAGAACCGTTCAGTTCAGATTTTGCCTGAGTTAGTGCAGTACTTTGAGCGGTGTCCTTATTCGTAATAGTCGTATTGAGTGTTGCAACCTGGGACGTAATATTACTGTTGATACTGCTCACCTGTGCATTCAGTGCTTGTGTCTGAGCCTGGTCTTTGTTTGTGATAGTCGTATTGAGTGTTGTAACTGCTGCACTGATATCTGTAGCTGTTTTACTGGTCAACTGGGTAATACTGGTCGCATTCGCCTTATCCCCATCAGTGATAGCCTTATTCAGCGTAGTGACCTGTGCTGATAAATTCGCTGCTGTAGTTGCCTGTAAATTAGTGATAGCAGTGGCGTTAACCTGGTCGCCCGTGTTGATAAGATTAGTGGTTTTCGTTTCTGACGCACCGATCTTAGTAGTGGTGTTCACGTTAGCCTGTGCTACTGCGTCGTCAATAGCATCACTAATCTTGTCGTCCAGATGTAGGAAATCATTTAGTGACTGTTCATCCTGTGCAGACCAGTTAACTTTTGATTGCAGATCAACATATACCCCTGCCGTATAGATAATCGAATCCTGGCCGAACTCGTCATAGGCTCCTGCACGTACATAGTATTTCCCATCAGCAATAGGGAAACTGTGCATGAATGGACTGTTAGTACCGAACGTTTTCAGGTTCTGTGTGAACGTACTGTTCGTGGCAACCTGAACCTGTACGCCTGCGAAATCGCTCACGCCTGCCTCTGGGTTATCGTAGGTAACAAAGATGCTCTGATAGCCAGCGTTAGCCGTGAATCCTGTTAATCCTGGGCATTGTGGGTTAGTAACAGTGATACGGGCTTCTGCACTGTAGATACTGCTGTTATGACCCCACGCCACAACACCGAAAGTACGTGTACGGCTGAGAGTATCCAGTTTGTTCATTGCATAGGTGTAGGTAAATTGGTTCGTCTGAATGAAGTAAGAACGCTTCTTCACCATGCCAGTGTCATACACAATGATTTCGTACTTGTTGAAATAATCGCTGAACGGCTTCCCGTTCACGTTCAGGTATGACTGATTGTCCCACCCGATAACAAAATCAAGTGCGTCCGTAGTATTAGCAGTACTGCCACGGTTAATCAGATTCAGGCCAGTAATTGCAGGTAGGGTAAACGCGAAATCAGGTACAACACCGTTCTGTGTCACCTTGTCGGACACAATGCCGAGGTTGTTGAATGCTGCCACTGCAAAATCATATTGAACGCCTGTTGTGAGGCCGTATAGCTCGTAACTCAGAACGTACTGGTTCGTGCTGCCGCCATACGTCCAGGTTTGCGTACCCGTCTGACGGTAGTAAACGTAGTAACCACGCAGATACTGATCGACACTTGCCGCCCATGTCAGTACTACAGTCTGCCCCTGGTTCGTTGCCCCTTTCTTAACTACAGATAAGTTTGACGGTGGCAGTACTGCTACTGGTTTCGGTAATGTTCCTTCCCAGCCATACATCGGTACGTCTACGCCTTCATAGATCCCCTGGAAGTACTCAACACACTGCAACTGAACCATACCGATACTGTCGGTATTCGTGCTAATCGATTTACCAGCTACCCTGAACAGCTTATTCTCGTAACCATGTTCCGGGAAATTAACGGTAATTACATCCCAAACGGCAATATCCCAGCCACTGTCAGTATTGAAACTAATTGTATTGTGTGAATATTTTCCTTTCAGCAATTCAATGTTAATCAGGTGTTCAACCTGGTCTTTGTCATACACCCATGAATAGTCCAGGCTCTTAGCAATAATCAATCCGTCACTGGTTAAAACATCACTAGCCGGAATATCAGACGGAATACGCAAAATATCATCACTATAATTATTTGTAGTGTTCTTCCATGTTGCATCGATGGTGTTGAAATAATCGCTGATACCACTCGTAGTACTGACAAATTCACCGAAAATTGTTGATTCGTCAAATGTCTGTACTGACAGTGCCGGAATATCTACAGTCAAATACAATTTACCACAATGAATACTGGTAATGCCGCCGAAGGTCATCAGCATTTTTTCAATGTTTGATTTATATGTGGACTGATAATCAATAGCACCATTACTATACATCTGATAACGGGTACAGTACTGTGCTGCCGTCTGGAATGATGCAATATCAATATTACCGGGACTGACACCGAGGCCATATTCTGTATTGGTCACATAATCGTATAACTGGTTTACTGGGTTATTGCTGACGATAGTAGTACCAGACACTAAATCGTAGATCTTTTTACCAGAACATTCAGCAGTTAATACGTAACTATCGTTAACTAACAGGTTGTCCTCTAATGACTTCTGAGTTTTTTTGATAACGGTATATACCTGTACGATCCCGTTACCTTTGAACGTACTGTTATTCCACTGAGAACCACCATAAGTGCCTGCCAGCACTTTACCCGCCGTGTAATTAGGTTTTCCGAAATAAACCTCTAACTGCAAAATATCACGGTATTTCGCATCGATACTGGTATTCGGTACAACACCTTCAACTGTAACAGGCGTTGTCAGTACTGGTTCGTCATCAAGCCAGATTTGGCTGACCTTGTTAATCTCACCCATTGCCAGGGCATGACTAGTGAACAGATACTGACTGCTGTTATTTTGTACGTTGTACCAGTTAACTATTGAACCGCATTTCACCTTTTCACCGTACAGTATGGGGATTCCCGATTGTGGGCTGGTAGAACGGCTGAGAGTAGTAGCACTGTCTGTATGAGGTGTAATACCCGGCATCTGTGACAACATCGATGTGGCTACAAGTGATGCCGCTCCCGCCCCGGCTCCCCATGCTGCCGCTGCCGAAAGGCTTGCACCGCCTGTGTATACGGCGGCTGCAACTGCAACCGCCGTAATAAGGGCACCAAATAAACCAGCACCTGTAATTTTACCGCCCATTATTCACCCCCTTCCGTTGGAGTGATCCGGTAAAATTTCCAGTCATGTAGCCAGGGCAGTACTGCAACATTGAATCCAGTACTGTCAGCATTCAGGGCAATGTACTTATTATCAAGAATTACAGAACCATGAATTCCGTTAATCATGATGTCACCGAACACTGGCTGATCGACCTGTACGCCATGTTTCTTGCAGATCTCTTCCAGTGAACCCAGTTCATGCTTAGTGAATAACTTCTGACCCGCTTTAATGGTTTTGTATTTGCCCATAGCCAGATCGGTATATGCAGTACCGCATACCTGATCGATAACTCTCAGTACCAGAATATTGCAATCATTTTGGCCTAAAGCGAATTCAGTACTAATAGTTTCCTGAGCAATGTTGTGAATTTTGATTATATTGTTTCTCATTTTTTATACTTCCATGTTTGCTGAGAGTTAATTTTTCCGAGTAGTGAAAAATACGCATCATTTTTCTGTGTACTTTGATGCACTGAGTTGGCGGCTAATGTGCGTTGTTGTACGTCCAGCTTCTTCCATATGCTATTAACGTTTACTGTTAATTCGTTTTTTATATCGTCGTTATTTGATACCGATTCAAAATAATCAATATAGCCACTGAACATTAATGAATTATCCAGTACTGTAGCGTTTGCAGGATTCAGTATTGTCAGCCAAAGATTAACCTGTGCATTTTTCAGACCGCCTGATAATGCCAGTGCCTGGAATGCCTGTGATACATTACTAACCTTGAAAGACATTGAATCGTTACTAATATCTTTTTGTTCACTGAATGAGCCGAAACTGTCATTAATGAAGTCTGGGAAACTGGTGTATAAATTACCGCTGATATTCAGGTCGATATAACCATCATTAAGATGAAGTGCCTGTACGCCAGAACCCTGTACTGGATATATATCAACACATTTAACCGTTACACCTAATTGCATAACTTCTGATACTGTTAGCTGGGTTTTATTACCGCCTCTGGTAATGTTCCAGTACTGTAATAATGCCGGATTGGTAAACACTGCCTGATTCATTACAGTGCCTCCGTCGCTTTAACTTGCAGACTAATAATATTTGTTGATTGCAAATTAAGGTCACAATCCACATCAATAATAAATGCCCCTGTAATGCCCTGATAACGAATTACTTCACCTGCCTGTACGTTCTGACGTAATGCCGGAAATACGGTAATGGAGTTCCCTGTATTGGCAATAATGCGATGAATTTTAGTGCTGTTCTGGAATGTAACTAACGTACCAACTTCCAGTACATTACTGTTGCAGGGAATGACCGTACCACCTTTATTAACGGTTGCAGTACTGGATACTGTATTAAACTGATTGCCTGTATACTGGCTGTAATAACCCAAGTCAGTACTGAATGGTCGTCCCTGTGAGTACTGAGCAATAAAATTGAGTACCTCTTGTCTGTCTGCCTGATTAAATTGAAGATTGAATGAAATCTGATAGTACTGGATACCTGTACTGCGTCGGATTTGTGCACCCGTCCAGCTCTTATTTGAATAGGCAGGTTCGGTACTTTGTAATTTGAAATCACTAATTTTGATATTGTTTGAAAATAAACCCATGATGTTCTCCTGATTTACAGTATTTATCAGGAAAAGAAAAAGCCAGCGTGAATGCTGGCTTTTGGTATTACGTATTTCTGGTCTGTGCTGCTCGTACTGCCTGCATCACGTTATTTGAATGCTTTTTCAGCATGGTCTGAAATTGCTGATCGGTAATTTGACCGCCACCATTAACCACTAACGGGGCATTGATTACAGTCTGACCAGTACCGCTATTGTCCTGCTTATCCTGTTGTTTCAGGAATTGAGTTAAATCACGGTTGTTATCGTTGTTAAGAACACGTTCACCCGCTTTCAGAACCCATGTTGATTCATCATTACCACCCAGTTTAGGTACTGAATCAATACCGCTGTGTGCCTGCCCCTGAATCTGTGTACCACGTGCAGTACTGATAATTGACGCCCCTAAACTCGCTACCTGTGCATAGTTCGCAAAGTTCGCAGGCCACGGCGTAGCCATAGCGTTAGCGAGGGCTTCCTGAATCTTCATAACGATGTTGGCAATCGAGATACTCTTACCTACCACAAAAGCGGCTTGTGCGGCCTTGTTGCCCTTCCCTGCGACACCTTCGAGCATAGTACCGATATTCATTGCAGTATCGGCAAATGTCTGTATCTGCAATTGGCTATTCTGGCGTTCTACCTGTGCGGCTTTATTATTATATTTTGCAGTTAAGTCAGCTTTTCGTTTTTCAAATTGCTCTTTAGAAATTAACTTGTCGGCATAAAGTTGTTCATCAACCTGAATTTCAAAATCACGCTGCTTGTATATTTCGTCCTGTTGTCTTTTGATGGCATCCTGATTACCGAAAGGATTACTTTCATCAACTAATCCAGAGCGTACATCCTGTGCAGAGAGCATCTTCTGAATATGTTCAGGAGTAATATTTTGCGTATTACCAATACTCAACGCTGCGAGGTTTTCAGATAATTGTTTAGGTTCGGATGCTTCCAACATTTCAGTAATAATACGTTTACTACCTTCTAAACGAGCCTGTTCCTGACGTGTAATAATTTTGGTTTTTTGTTCTTCATTTAGATTCAAAGTACTTAATGATTCATCCAGTTTTTTACGTAGCTCGTTCTGAGTGTAATTATATTGAAGTACTTGCTGTTCTGCTGAGTTTTTACCCAGTTGAGACATTACCTGATTCAGATTAATACGTGCCTGAATTTGTTTCTGCTCAAGCTGTTTAGCGTCTGCTGCGGCTTTTTTGGCAGCATCTTCCGCTTTCTTTTCACCTTCTGGGTCTTTAAGTTTATAAGGTTTAGTACTAATAGTTTTCGGTGCAGTTTTTGGTACTGTACTATTTGAGTACTGATTTTTACCCCATTCATCAGGCAGAGCATGATAATCACCCAGTGAGGCAAAATCATATGCAAAACGTTTCAGGTTTCCACCCATCTGATCGAAAGATGGTAATTTCCATTCACCAGCAAATATGTTGCGTAGCTCGTTCAGAGCTTCGATGACGGGTAAAAGTGCGTTAACACGTAGTTCCTGGAAGTTACGATCCAACTGGGCAATATTCTGTTCATATGCTGCATATGCCTGTGCTGTTTCAGTAGTGATCCCGGCGTGCTGCTTTTCAATTGCATTGATTGCCTCGACTTCTGATTTGTACTGTCGCAGTACTGGCAGAAGTTTTGAGCTATCTGAGGCGATTGATTCCATGGCATTTGTGATCTCAGCATTCGATTTTCCCGCTCTTTGCAGTTCGTAGAATGTTTTGATGATCATTTTGATACCGCCATCGGCCTGATTCATGTACTGAGTAAAGCCCTGAAGGTTTACACCCCAGGCCTTCAGGTCATCACCGAAACCGCCTTTACCCTCACGGAAAAAATCACCCATATGATCAAGTGCATCTTTGTTGAAATCGCTGAATTTGTCATATTCGATATTCAGTGAACCAAAAGCACCCTGTAATTTCTGTAGCTGCTCTACGGTCATACCAGAACTGTATGAAGCATCATTCAATACCTTCACATAGTCACTGGCTGCATTTACCTGACTGATTGTGATAGCGGTCAATGCACCGAACCCAGCACCTACAGCAAGTAGCCCTGTGTTCATCCCGGCCAGCTTTCCAGTGATGTCACCGAACCCGCCAGATAATGAGGCGAGCGAACCGCCCGCCTCACGACTAAATGCATTTAAACTGTTTCCGGCAGTACCTAATGCACGTTGCAGGCCAGTAGCATCACCGTTGATATTAAAAACTAATTGTTGATTGTTCCCTGCCATGTTTTAGCCTCCATTGCCAGTACTGCCAGTAATGAATTGCATCATGGCTGACTGTTTTAATTGTTGTTGTGTCAGTTGTTTTTGCTCATCTTCCTGAATACGTTCATGTACTGTTTTATTTGACAGTAAACCGTACATATCCCAGTCATTAACACTGGCATTTTTCATGCCTGCTTCGGTTAAATTACCAGAGGACATTAAGATCAAATGAGCAAGATTCGAATATTTAATGTGTTCGAACCTTGCTCCCGATGGTTCAATACTGGAATCGTAAATCATCAGATATTCAAATAATTCTGGATCTAATGTTTCCAGTTCTGATGGACTCAATCCACGTTTGTTAATTAGTTTCAGGGTAAACATCAAACGTGGATTGCTTCTTATTTTTTTTTCGATCTGATCCTGAATTTGTGGTTCGTCTGCTTTAGGCCACAATTTCATAACTTCATTGTTAATTTCAGCGACAATAAGAGCATCAATATAGTTAACATTGATTTTTCCGTCTTCGTCAACATCAGAGAAAATAGGCTGCCCGTCTTCATTACTGACGGTATAGAGTAAGGTACTTTTAGCATCAATGCACTTTTCGAAATTGCTGATAGCGGGTCGATGAATATGAAGTACTGCACCGTTTTTCAAAGTGACTTTATGTAATTCAGGTTTCAGGGCTGCAAACAGAGTATGAATATCCATTATGGCAGTAACCCCTGTGCTACTGCTGCACCATCACAGGCAAAATTGAGAGTCATATTCACGACTTTGTCACGATCAGATTCAATCTTTTTCTCACTGATGAAACCGTTATATACGACGTATGACCCTGCTGTTTTTGTAGCGTCGGTGAAATAGCTGAATTTCAACTGGATACGAGTACCATTTTCAAATGCAGTGACCAGTTGCTGATGTACTGCGTTATCTGGCATCCAGTTAACCTGTAATGTTACGTCTGCGTTTGTTTTACTACCTACCAGTTTACGGTTATATGAGCTATTAAAACTCACTACCTCAATCACAGTTGCAGTACTACCAGTTCCGGGGAAAGCGGCAATTTCTGGAATGTTAGAAAATGTGGTTGCTGTTGTCGGTCCGGCAGTACCGATACCTACTGTAATATTTGAACCTGTAAAAACGTCCATTGGAGTTGGCATAATGATGTCCTTATCATAGAGTTCAGTACTGGCATCCATACCAGTACTGAGTTGTTGTTTTCTTCTTATTTATTTAGTGCTGCAATCATTGCACGTAATTCAGCAATTTCATTTTCCATCGCTTCAATTTTTGCAATTGAATGATTTAGTGCAAGTGCGGTATCCATCATAATGACGTTATTATCAAGTGCTAAGGTATCGTCTTTATCACAACGATTGCCTTCATCATCATATTCTGGTGCGGCTGGAACCAGTTTAACGTACTCGCTATCAATATCGCGTAATGCGTCCTGTGCAATAATACCACGGCGTTCACGCTCCATCGGATCAAAATTATATACGAAAGTACATGGCTTCAGCTTCCTGATGTTCTCGTAAGATGCCCGGCCGTCGTCATAGGTGATACCGTGCTTCAGAGTGGCATCAGAGGTCGCTGACTTCTGATAGGTGTAGTTGCCACCAAAGCCACCATCGCCACTCGCTGAAGTAACCAGATCCCCCTGAACGGGCGTAAAGTACCAGTAGCGGATCTTAGAACCGCTGTCCCCAAACTGGGTCATTGCGGTATTACCCCAGCTCACCGTACCATTACCGACATTTCCCCACATTGTTCGCAGGTTATAGCCCCCGCCGTGCTGATACCCCCATGAAATCCCCGCTATAGCACCATTCCCAGGAGTGTCTATTGCTGTGTCCGCGAAATAGGCGGCATAGTGGGGCTGGGCTGAGTTCCACCACGAGTTCACAGCAGGACTGCCCATAAACATACGTCCCGAAAATTGCACGTTGCCGTTGGACATAAAATCAAAATATCGTGATTGTGCCGTATCGGTTCCACCACCTGTCTGGTTCACAAACAGACGAGCTATAGAGTAATCCCACTCAATACGTTTAATTGATTGCAAATAAGCGGATGTTTTTTCAACACCATTTACTGTGTACAGTGATTTTAATCGACCACCATAAACAGTACTGCCAGTACCCGGTAAGGTTGCATCATTATCTGTAGCTGTAAGATGTGATGTAGTAAGGTCGCCTGTACTGGATAACGTCATAGCATCAGTAGTATCAGTTGTTCCGGTTGCAATCCTGTATGTCGTTCCCTGAACAGTTTCATGGAATGTAGCATCACCTGTACCACCACGGAATTTACGCAGATATGATTTATTACCTGCCGCACCGGAACTTAACGCAGTATAACAATATGTTGTCTGTATAACCCCGTCCTGAATAATACTGTTACTTGTGGTCAGAGTACCTGTAACTGCTAAAGTACTTGATACACCTACTGCACCAGAGAATGTACCACCAGATTTA